GAGCTTCATCAATCTTAGTCCAGTTAGTAGAGATGATATCATTCTTTACGTATTCCGCTGCACTTGTTCCGCCCTGCGCTCTGCTTACACCAGTAAAAGTCGTAGCTGTTTTACCTGTATAAGCTATCTGCTCTGATTTAATAAATAAAGTACCACTAGAAGCAAAGCCAGATGTATCGTTTACCGTGAATGTAGTTACTGCATCAGTGTGGGTAATAGTTAAAAAGGTAGAAGTTGCCTTTCCTACAACAGCGCCCCTTGCGGCTATAACATCATTACCAAGTATAGCTGTCATAAGAAGTTCATCAGAACCGGTTTTACTCGTTGTACCTAAATTAGTGTCATTAAATTCTTTTAATATGTATTTATTAGTACCGGCCATTCTACGATAGCCACCCTTAATAGAAGGTTCAAAGTTCTGTAATAGTAAGGCTGACCCAATAGGTTGAGTAAACGGGTCTTTATTAAGAACCAATCCCCCATCAAGTGATACAATTTGTTGCTGTATTTGAGCCATTATTAACCTGTGTATACTTCTTTTGCAGTTACTACCACATTTAGTTTACTAGCTGCTCCTGCAGTTACTACTATTGTATCTGCTGAATTTAAAGAAATGGGATTAGAGTTTAGTACATCCATTACTTCGTCTGCTGCCATACTATACGTAGTAACAATTGGTATATCTGTAGAAGAAAGAACTGCTTTAGCTGTAAGGTCTACTGTACCACTATGTAAATTATTGACTTGAAAAAGACTAATTTCTGCTTTATGAAATGAAGGACAGGTATATATAGTAGTAGCTCCAGTACCTGTTAAGAGTTGCCCTACTGTGCGATAGTCTGACATTTAAAATGCTCTATCTTCGTATAGTCCACTTGCTTTTATTAGTGCTGTTGATCGTATATAGTCTGTACGATTAGATAGTAAACTTTGCATATTTTTTATGCCCACTTCAAACCTACCAAAGTTTTCCCTATACTGATCTACTTCACTTCTGTATTGATAAATATATGCAGTAGCACCATCAACAATAATAGCAGAAAATCTATCGGGTATTGTAGGAGAATCCGTTGAAGCAGATAAATCAGAAGCAAAAGTAAAGTAATCATAATTTACAGCATACGTTTTATCTGGATATGGCCATAAAGCAAAATTATTATCCAATTTACGCACGACATATTTAGGTATTCCAGCATTATCAAACTGGGCAACTGTGGTTTCATCTGTATGTGTCGTAGCACTAGAGCCACGAGTACATCCTGTGAAAGTAGTAGATGTTGTACCAGTATAGGTTATTGGCTCGTTATCTATTTGAATCGTGCCTGTACTAGTAAAACCAGAAGTACTTACTACTGTAATAGTAGTAGCAGCAGCACCTAGAGTGCCTCCTTCATTTAATGTCGTTGTTTGAACCGCCTCCGCATCTTTAATAAAATTTTCTACATACTCATAATATGTTAATATATTTAAACTATTACCAGAAACACTTAAATCGCTATCCTCTACAAGCCTAAAAGTATTATAGTCTAATACTTTAGCATCTGCAGGTATAGAATAGTCTGCTACACCAGGAACTAAAGTTGCTGTTTTTGTAGTGTGGTTAAACGGCCAGTTAAATTCTTTTTGATTAATCCATCTAATTGAATCATTAACAGCATTCTTAGCTAGGGTTTGAATACCACGAGAATTCGCCCAGTTAGCGGAGGTCAATTCTACTTCATTCATTCTAGCTAATACTAGATTTGTTAATGTAAGATAAGTAGCCATAAAGTGTTCCTATTATAATGAATAATAGTAATGTGAGTTGGCCGAAGCCAACCCACACCACCATTACAAATTAACTATGCAAGCTGATCACGATCAACTTGTACAGTGTCTTCACCGAAGCCATTACAATCAATAGCACAAGCGTAGACCCTCAATTTGCCTGACGTAACATCAGCAGAACCAGCAATCAACTTAACGTCGATTGTGTCTGCAGTAGTTACAAAGCATTCAAATAAAGAATCGGCACCTGTGATAACATCATTGGATTGGCCGTTAGTTCCTTCAGCAAGAATACCCGTTGAAGAAACATCCCCGCCATCAATAATATCATCACCAGCAGCAAAATCAATATCTACTGTTGGCGAAGAACCATCAACTGCTTTCAAAACTTCACAACCTGCGAACAAAACAAAAGTATTTGCAGGAACTTCTAGAAGCTGAAAAATGTCTCCGTCAGTACAACTATAACCATCAGCAGTTAACATATCAAAATCAAGGATGGATTCAAGCATCCTCATTTTATTTCCGCCACGATCCGCTTGGTTAATAGCACTAGAGTTAGCACTTACACCAGTTGTACTTTTAGCTGTCATATCAAAAGTAGCCATAATGTATTCCTTTCTCTAAGCTATGTTATACTTGGCGTTAGCAATAGCCTCTGGCCGAAGAATTTTACGACCATAAAGGTGCATACCACGCACGATATCAGCAAAGCTATCAGGATCACGATAAGATTCTGTTTTCGTGATCTGGCTTGCGGTAGCTACAGCGCAAGAATGTCCCGCAACAAGAATGCCATAATTGGAATTTTGGTTAGCACTACCAGTAGTGCCAGGACCACTGCCAATAGAAGGCAAATTGTTAGAAACATATACCCTGAAGCCATAAAGATTTTTTAGAGCCAGCCCGTTGCGAAGAGCACCAGCCTCACCATAGTCTGAATTTAGAAAACGTGAATCTTCGTCCATCAGAACTTCCATGAAATGAGGTGACACAACTAACCAACGACCATCCTTGTCTACAAACTGCGTATCCAAAAGACGGGCCATTCTCGCCACAACCATGTTTGGAGATGCCGTAGCAGTTGGAAGAGCGGTAGCACCAGGAAGACGAGCAGCGAGAGGAATTGAATGATCTCCCGCTGACGTAGTAGTGATGTTACCAAAGTCGCCCTTTTTCAACTGCATCGAAGATAGCAACTCATTAGAACCAGCAGTCGAAACAGCCTTGGTTCCAGATACCGTAGTATTAGCGGTTCCGGCTACAGTGCTGATAGTAGCTTGGGTCCAACCTGAAAGGTAGCCCAAAACTTCCATGTCATACTGATCTTTCAGGCGATAACCTGCACGATCAGATGCCATCGACTGAAAATTCACATGCGAATGCGCTTCTTCAATGTCATCTACCTTGAAAGCAAAGTAATTAGACTTATCTACGATAAGCTGAAAATCTTCATCATCAAGGTCTTGTGGAGTAACTTGAGCACCACGGGCATATTCTTTGACCGTGATCTCTGGCTCTTTAATAATACGGACAGTATCTCCGAAGTTGGAAATTTCACCAAAGTAATCATTATTGGTGATGTCCTCAACGACAGACGACTTACGGAAAGCAAGCTGTGTCTGTTTAGAATAAATTACAGGGCTAAAATTACCATTCGGCAAATTGTTATACCCTGCAGCACGTTGAAAGGCCATTTTATTTCTCCTTTTTCGTGTGAAGTGGGCAAACAAGGCCCACAAGTATAATAAACATATTATACTTCAGGACATAACTTTTATAGGGCCAGTAAATTAAGGGTGGGATATATAGATGATCAACCTACTATCGACCTTTTTACAGGGTTGCCAAAAAGTTAAACTAAAAAACTAGGGTTGGCAAAAATGGGCCTAGTTTTAAATATAACACCATTTTAACTGAAATATATTATTTGTCAAGTAAAAAGTTTATCTAGCATTTCCACTTAAATCATAAATAAAAGTACCTGCTTTTAGAGATTCCATGATAGCATCTGAATGTTCTTCGTATTCATCAGCACTCATAGCCTCTACATCAGATTCTTTCCAGGCATTGGTGTTATCTTCAATATCAGGAATATTCTTTGGAGAATTTGTTTCTACTAAAGTAGCTGCAGATTTTTCGCTATTAGAAGTAGATTCTTTTTCTTCTTTTCCTATACCTGTATCAATTTTATAAAGATCAATTGCTCTAGCAGCAGAACGGGCATCCGTTTCATTTTCATATAAAGCATCTTGTACCCATTTAGGCTGTTCTTCTACCCACTCATGAAAGTTGTTACTAGAACGAATATCATCAAAATCAGGATGCAAGGACAATAATTCTACTTCTGCTCTTTCTCTTTTTGCAGAAGCTTGTAAATTATCAATTTCTTCTATTCTAGTTTCTAGTTCTTGTGCCTGTTCTTTTGATTTTTTAATAGCAATTGTTTCGATTATCGCAGCTACGTCAGGATATTCCTGTGACCAAGAATCAATTTCCTCTTCTGATTTTGGAAGCTGTATCTGATTTTTTGTAGCCACATCTAGCTGTTGCTCTAAAGCAGATAATTTTTCTTTAAGTTCATTTTGCTGCTGTTGAGAATGTCTGCGAAGATCACCATATCTTTTCTTAAAAGTTTTTTCTTCTGGGTTTTCTGGTTCTACTTCTTCTGCTGCTTGTTTCTCTTCAGTTTTTACATCATCTTCTTGTTGTTTAATAAGCTCTTCTAATTCTTTTTCTTCATCTTCTATACTTTTAATATTACTATATTTTTTATCTGCAATACCCATAATTTTCTTTACAGGTTCCACAACACCAACTGTATCTACCATAGCATTTTCTCCTATGCTGGGGCCAACCGTAGCCAAATCGGGGGGGGTCAAGTAAGCCAACATATGGGACTATTAATATATTGAAGCTAGTCCCTTGCTCCTTTTACTTTTCTTTTTCTTTTTAGACATAAATCCACCTTTATTCATCGCTGACATTCCTGCCTCGCCGCCAAGGCCAGCAGCCTCTCCAATACCCATGCCTCCGATGCCCGAAGGATCACCTGGACCAGCTTCCTCACCAGCAGTGGCGATCTGGGCTGGGGTTGGCGGGGGCGGCATATTAAAGGGTTCGGAATACGTGACTCTACTGGGCGGAGTCCAAGCAATAACCTGCGGCATTCTGGGCCTCTGCTTCCCCCGCTGCCGCAAAATCTGGGCTGGGGTTGGCGGGGGCGGCATATTATGGGGTTCGGAATACCTGACCGGCGAGGTCTGCGAGGGCAGACGAGGATGGCCCTGGAACGGTGAGCGTCTGGTGACGATGGGGGTCTGGGCGACCTTATGGGGGACGGGGGGCGGTTCTGTAGGTCGGGGTTTCATATGCAACGGAGTATCTTTACGTGCATTTACAACCTTACTTCGATTTTTAGCAGAAAGAGAATTATATGCTTGCATTGGTCCATAAGCATGTATTTTACCACTAGAATCTACATAATTACCACTAGAATCATATGCGCCTGGAACACCCAAAGCATTACTAATACTTGAAAAACCTATAAGGTCTGTCGTACCTGTCATACCAGTAATAAAACCAGTATCATTGTATTTAAAATTTTCAGGATTAAAATCTTTAGAATTGGGATTAAAACCAAATTTTACAGCATCTAAAGCATGTACTTGATCTACACTTAATGTAGGATGGTC